GCAGACCCTGAAGCGCGTCGTCACCTCGGCACTCGTGGAGACCGGCACCGTCGCAGAAGTCTGCGAGGACGCCGAGCCGATCATCCGCGTCGAAGTCATTCGCGCCGAGCCGCAGCGGGACGAACTGAATAACATCCTGATCCAAGACGGCGAGATGCTGCCGGTCATTGGGGAGGACGGTCGCCCGATGCCCTGCGCGGACCCGACCTGCTACGTCGAGGTGAAGTTCGAGTACGAGGACCAGAAGCGCCGCGGGGCCTATGTCCGCAGGCGGTCCATGAAGGATTTCCTGTTCCTGCCATCCCATGCCGAGGACGAGCGGGAGGTCTGGGGCCGTGCGACGCGCTTCTACATCACCAAGGCGGAACTGGATCGCAAGGTCGCCGCGAAGCAGTGGAGCAAGGCTGACGCCGAAAAGCTGGGGAGCGGCAACGAGCGGCAGCAGCGGGCCGAGCAGGACCGGGCCGGCGTCTCGGTCGACGTCGCGCAGGGGGAGGAGTTCGTCGAGTTCGAGCTGTGGCGCGTGCAGGCGTGGCTGGACTTGGGGCACGGGTTACGGCTCTACAGCGCCGTGGTGTCCGACACGCACGATGCGCTGCTGGATCTTCAGTGCGACTGGCTGAATCGCTGGCGGACGGTGGTGTTTGCGCCCTACCCGTGCCCGTATTCGGTCTACCCCTACTCGATGATCCTGACGAAGCTCCTGACGACGATCGAGGAGCACACGGCGTGGCGGAACATGAACGCCGACCGGGGCACGATGAAGGCGAATGCGCCGATGAAAGTGCTGCACGGCTCCAGCTTTGACCCGGAACTGCAGCCGTTCGGACCGGGGCGGACCATCCATGTGGCGAGCATGAACGAGGTCCAGCCGTTCGAGTTCGATGACGTGACGCCGCAGGCGATCAACAAGGAACAGCAGTGCGTGGCCGACGGCCAACGCATCATCGGGATCAATGACATCGGGATCGGCCAGCAGTCGGAGAAGTCGCGCACGCTGGGCGAGAACCAGATGGCGACGCGCGAGAGCTTCACCCGCACCGATGACCCGATCGGCAACCTGCAGGAGGCGATGGAAGACCTGGGTGAGTTGATTCACGCCATCGAAGTGCAGGCGCTGCGGGATCAGGAGGACGGCGGGATGATGGCCCCGGCGGCCGTCGTCTCGAAGGTGCAGCGCAAGGATCCCGAGTTCACCGGGCGATTCACCGCCGACATGCTGGCCGGTCAGTTCCGCTTCAAGCCGCGGGGCTCCGTCGAGAGCGCAGACCCGAACCGGCGCATGAAGATGCTGCTGGATGGCGTCAGCCTCGCGTTCCAGTGGGCGAAGGCGAACCCGCAGATCGCGGCGCGCGTGGCATCGCCGGAGTTCGGCGAGGCGCTGATGCAGATGCTGGTCACGGAGTTGAAGCCGCGGGATGTGCAGGCGTTCATCGGCGAGTTCACGCCACCGGCACCCGCGATGCCGCCACAAGGCGCCCTGCCACCGGGGATGCCGGGGATTGGCGGGGGGCCGGCGCCGAGCTTTGGGGGTGAGCAGTTGCTGCAGCAGATGTTGAGCGAAGTGGGGGCGCCGTAGATGGACCGACGCGCGTTCTGTACGCGGATAGCCGGTGTCTTCGGGGCACTGACAGTTGCGCCCGCCGCGATGGGGGCGGGGCAGCCAGTGGCCCTGCCAGGCGGGCGGCACGTCGTCACCGTTCGTGTCCGATCCACATGGGAGACGTTCGAGTACGCCCCGTGGCGGTACTTGTCGAGCCCTGTGGATGTGCCGACACGAGAGGCTCTAAGGAAGGCGGTAAACAGCGTTGGCTGACATCCTGACACCGGACGCCGAGCGCGCCGAGCTCGAAGCGATGATCCAGTCGCCCGGCTGGCGGCTGTACCTCGATCACATGGATGAGCGGTGGGGGCCAGCCGCCCTCGAAGCCGTCCTACGTGCTGAACGCAAAGCGGTAACGCCGGAAGAGTGGCCGTTCGCGTCCTCCCGCATCCTCGACACCTTCGCCGGCATGCGGGCCAATGTCCGCTGGCCGGAGGAGCGCATCCGGCAACTGAAAGAGGCGCAGTCGCGGGGCAAGGTCGATCGCTTCGCGGGCCTTCGTCGCCGTCCGCTGACAGGAGGTGCCCGCGCATGAGGCTCGATCAGATCCGCCCGATGAAGAACCGCGTGCTCGTCCTGCTGCCGCACCAGCCGGAGGAGCGCGATCACGCCTCCGGCCTCATCTTGGCGCACGCGCTGCCGCCGCCCGTGACGTGTGGCCGCGTGCTGAAGGTCGGCCCGGAGTGTCACGAGGTGGCGCCCGGCGATTGGGTGGCATTCGCGCCGAGCGCAGGCGATCCGCTGCCGTTGACGGACCAGCACGAGGCGCTGTTTCTGCGTGAGACGGAGATTACCGCCGTCATTCCGAGACGGGATGCCGCATGAGCGTGTTTGCTGAGCCGGTCCGCACTGACAACACGTCCAAGAACCGCGACGGCATCCTGCACACAGAGAATGCCGTGTACGCCACCGTGCCGTATGTCGCGTTGGAGAACGCGGAGTTGTTCCACGCCATCGCCGAACAGTTGCGCGTGGAGATGATCGAGGCCATCCGGGCGAGTGGGGCGCCGATCAATGTATGGCGCGTCGGGCAGTTCGGTGGGGTGTTCGCCGTACCGTTCGACGTGCGGACTGGCGAGACGGGTGAGTTGAAGGATTCGCATGTGATCTCGTTCCGCACGCGGACGAGTTGTGAGACAGCAGCGGCACAGGAGAGAGCAAGCGCATGAAGTTCGTATTTCTGGAGTACGACGGGCGTCTGTATCGGCTGGACAGTCAGACAGGGGAGACATGGGTGCTGGATAGGTATCGCATTGGCTGGGAACGCGTTACTGAGGAACGTGAGGAACAGGCATGAGTGACGAACTGCGCCCCGGCGAAATTGACTTGGATACTGGCGAGACGGCAACTGCGGTGGCCGAGGAGCTTGCCGCTGAACCTGCCCAGGAGGAAACACCTGCGGCAGAAGCGACCCCGGCCGAAGAACCCGCCGCCGCTGCCGAACCTGAACCCGCGCCGGAGAAGAAGCCCAACGGCCTCCTGGCCGAACTGATCGAGGAGCGCAAGGCCCGCCGCGCGCTCGAGCAGCAGATCACGCACTACGCCCCGGTCCTCCAGCGCCTGACGCCGGAGATGCAGCAGGCCATCCTCGAAGGCCGCGTGCTCGCTGAGCCGCCGAAGTCCAACCGGGAAGCCGAGCGCGAGCGTCTCGCAGCGGTGGCGGAGCAGGTGGGCCTGTACAAGGTGGAGAACGGGCAGCGCGTGCCCGACCTGGACGCCGCCAAGCGTGTGGACGGCCTGATCCGCTCCACGGTGCGCGAGGAAGTGGCGCCCATGCAGCACCAGGCCGCCTTCGACGTGGCCCGCAAGCACTACGCCGAAGCCCTGAATGTTGCTGCCAACTACTCGCCCGACGTGCAGGCGGTGGTCAAGGAGGAGTTCGACGCGCTGCTGTCGATGCCTAACGGCGCGCAGATGCTCCGTGATGGCAAGGTGGCGATGCGCGCATGGGACGCCGCGATCGGGCGTGCGGTGCGTGAAGGCAAGTTGACGCCGGCACAGGGCGCGGCGGCCACGGCAGCCGCGGCGAAGCCGTCCACGCCGCCTGCGATTCCAGCAGACACCACGGCGCGACGCGCACCGGGACAGGCGGCCATCCGCCTCTCGCCGGCCCTGCAGAAGGTGTATCGCGATCACGGCCTCGACCCGGCCACAGCCTCAACCTCGCGCCCACGGCTCGATTACGCCGCCGGCGTGGACCTGGAGTAACCGATGGCGAAGAAGAAGGCAGAGACGGTAGTGGACACCGGCGCGGATCAGCAGCCCAACGAACTGGCTGCGGTGCGCGCGCAGATGGACCAGTTGCTCGACATCGTGACCGAGCAGCAGCAGACCATCGAGACACTGCGGGCCGCGCAGACCGGCACGTCGGCCAAGGCGCTGGAGCAGGACGACGAGCAGGCGAAGCTGGATGCCGAGCTCGCGCAGCTGCTGCAGGAGCACGCCGACTATCCGGGGATTGAGGTCTTCGAGCGCCGGGTGGTGGAAGGCGTCGCCGCGAGCGGAGACATTCGGCTCAAGGGCGAGACGCCTGTGTCAGAGGACCCGCAGGGCGAGCAGCGCTACTGGCACCTGCGCTGGTTCAACGGCACCAAGGAAGGCCGACTCCAGCAGGCGCTGCAGGAGGGCTACGTCAAGGTGCAGTGGGACGAATTGCAATCCCGCGAGATGGTGGTCTCCGAGGACAAGACGGACGGGTTCGTCCGCAAGGGGGACCGCGGGCAGGAAGTGCTGCACAAGATTCCGCGCAAGCTGTACGCCTACAAGAAGCGCCGGGACGCGATGCTGCGGGATGGCCTGCTGTCCTCGAAGTCGAAGCTGCAGGACTACCTGGCGGACAGCACGGCGGCGGCAGCGGGGAACATGGGGCACAACGCCGACGAGGCGGGGAGCTTCGTGCATCGCGGGATCGACCTGCAGATCTCCGAAGGCCAGCGCGAGCGGATCACGCTGTAGTCATGACGACGCGGGCTGAGCGCGCACGGGACCGGGCACGACGCAACATGCGTGTGTTGCGCGCCGCCCGTCGTGTGCTCGGCCTGTGCTACGCCTGCGGTCTCGAGCCAGCCGTCTCTCGGTGCGCAGCCTGCCGCCGCGCCAAGTCTGCAAAAAGGGGTGTTTCGCATCTTCCGGCGGCGTCCGCCGCGGCGTAACCTCCAACTACCTCCTTGGGAACGCGTCGGACAGCCGGACTAGGGCCGCATCGCTTCGGTGGTGCGGCGCTGGTTCCTCAGTCTGACGTGTGATCTCGGACGGTCGGATCATCGGCCCGTCTGTCGGTGTTCTGGTGGTGGCTCCCGGACTGACGCCATAGAGGGTCGCGCACTCTGACGCGCGTTCGGTGCAGCACGGCATCGGCCATTCCGTGCTCGGGTCGCTCCCCGTTAGCGAGTGTTCGGCGCGATCTCCGCAGCACGGTCGGAGCGGCTCGCGCGGCACACAACCCGACCTCCATCTCATTGCATTTGTTCGTGGTCGGCGTGAGCTGTCCGCGAGCGAGAGGGAGGGCCACCGCATGGCCACCTACAGCATTAGCAAGGGGCATTACATCCGCCCCGCGCGCGCCGTCAGGACGCGGACGTTTCCTGAAGCGCCGTCGCAGACCTTCAAGGTCGGCGCCCCGCTGATCCTCAACACCACCACCGACAAGGGGAACCAGGTCGCCGCTGCCGCCGCGGATCCGGACGGCACGGTCGTTGGCTTTGCCGCGAAGGACGCGAGCGGCGTCGAGGGCACCGACATTCAGGTGTGGATGCTCGACGCCGAGGCCGAGTTCCACGCGGTGATCGGCGACACCCAGACGCTCGACAACGACGACATCGGCAACGAGTTCGGGCTGGTGTCGGACGGCACCAACGTGATTTGGCGCGTCGACCGCACGGAGACGTCCACCGTCGTGGTGCGTGTCGTGGCGTTCGGCCCGAAGCCGGATGGCACCTCGGGCAATTGCGTCCACGGCGATGTGAATGCGGCGGTCATCGTGCGCGCCGCCAGCGGCAAGCAGGGCCTGCTGAAGCCCTAGCGAACAGGAGATTCCCTCATGGCACAGACATCAGGAGTCTTCGGGGCGCTGAGCGATCAGGTCCTGAAGGTCATCGAAGATTTCACGCGGGAAGGCCTGCAAGAGAACGAGGCCACCCACAAGAAGCTGTTCAAGAACGTCAGCACCACGCACAAGTTCATTCGCAAGCAGTCCCTGGCGCCGTTCGGGGCCATGCCGGCGAAGGGTGAGGGCGAGGAGTACAGCTTCGACCAGATCATGCCGGGGTACTCCAAGGACTTCACGCCGCGGGAGTACGGCATGGGCTTCCAGTACACCGAGACGGCGCAGGAAGACGACGACTACGACGTCCTCGCGCAGCACTCGCGGTACCTCGGCCTCTCCGCCCGCATCCTGCAGGAGACACAGGCGGCGGCGGTTCTGAACAACGGGTTCAGCTCGCAGACGACGGCCGATGGCGTGGCGCTGTTCTCGACGGCGCACACGCTGAAGCGCGGGGGCACGGCGCGCAACAAGCCGACCGTCGATGCGGACCTGTCCACGTCGCTGCTCGACACCCTGCGTGCCGACATGCGGACCAATACGAAGCTCGAGTCGGGGCAGTTGATGCGCCCGGCCCGTGACTTCTTCCTCGTGGTGCATCCCGACAACGAGGGGCTGGCGCTGCGGATCTGCCGCTCGGAGAAGCTGCAGGGCACCGCGGACAACGACATCAACCACCTGAAGGGCGGCACGATGAACTTGACGCCCCTCGTGTGGGAGTACATCGCCGACGCCGACGCGGTCTACCTGATTGCGAAGAAGACCTCGGCGCACGGCCTGATTCAGGTCGATCGCGTGAAGCCGCGGCTCAACCCGCCACGCCAGGATCCCAAGACCGGCAACTGGATCGTCTCGATCCGGCTGCGGCAGGTGTGGGACTCGTTCGACTGGCGCAACGTCGCGGCGACGCAGGGGGCCTAGGTCCGGACCACTCCGCTCTATTGACCCGTCAGGCTGCGCCAGCGGAGGGCGTGGCGGCGTGTGAACGCTGGCCTGACGGGATTTTCACACGGAGATAGCCATGGGTCAGACCACCTTCTCGGGTCCGGTCAATTCGCTCAACGGGTTCAAGGTCAACGGCCAGCAGGTGACGCTCGCGCCCTCGGAGCGGCTGGTCCCGGCCGGATCGGCGCTGACGCTGACGGTCGCGGCGCACGACGGCAAGACCATCCTGCTCAACACACTCACGGGCTCCACGGTGACGCTACCGGCGTCCACGGGGTCGGGGGCCGTGTTCCGCTTCGTCATCTCCACGGTCGCCACGTCCAACAGCCACAAGATCCAGGTCGCGAATGCGACCGACGTCATGTCCGGCGTGCTGGCGATGGCGAACGACTCCGACAACACCGCCTCGCTGTGGGAGTCCTCATCGACCTCCGACACCATCACGCTCAATCGGTCGACCTCGGGCGGCACGATGAAGGGCGAGTGGATCGAGGTGCAGGACATCGCCGCGGGCACGTGGGCGGTGCGTGGCATGGTCGCGGGCACGGGCACCGAAGCCACGCCGTTCTCGGCGGCCGTCTCGTAGCGAGTCCGCGTCGATGGTCTTTTCCGACTTGTACGGCACGGAGCTGACAACGGAGCTGGGGTCCGCCGACACCAGCCAGCGGTTCACGACCGTCCTGCGGAAACGCTATGTGAACGAGGGGCAGCGCGTGTTTGCCGAGCAGACCGGCTGCTACGTCAAACGCGGCACGCTGCCCCTCGTGTCAGGGACTCAGGAATACGACCTCGAAACGGCGTTCACGGACTACCTGCGGCCCTCGCAGACCAGCGCCTCGTTACAGCGGGTCGGGGCGTCGACCACGAGCTACACCGAGGGGCCGGACCTCCCGTACGTCGCAGAGGAGACGCTGAACCAGACGCGCCCGAACTGGCGCGCAGAATCCGCCGGCGTGCCGGACTGCTGGACCGTGCGCGCGGATGGAGGCAGCACGTATCTCGTGCTGGTGCCGGCGCCGAGTGTGCCGGTGGCGGAAACATGGTCGGTGCTGGTGCCCTACGTGGCGCAGCCGCCGGACATGACGGACGACAGCCACGAGCCGTTCGGCAACGCGACTCCACGAACGGTGCTGCGGCCGTATCACCGGGCCTGCGTCCACTACGCCGCGGCGATGCTCGAGAAGCTGCGGAAGAACGACCAAGGGCGCGAACTGCAACTGAAGATGTTCGCCGCGATCGTCACGAAGTATCAGGCCGACCAAGCCCCGCGCAACGGCGGGCGCGTGCGGCTGGCGGTGGATTACCGGCGCGCGTTGCGTCGGCCACGCACCGGGGATCCGTGGCGATGGTGACGGTGCGCTGGCGCTGTGGGCATACCGGCGACGTCGACCCAGACAAGGTGGCGAGCCCGGTGTGCGCGTGTGGCGAGCGGAAGATTGCCGGCGTGTTGAACGTGGGAGCGCCGCGCATCGTGGGCCATGCGACCGGCCCGTTGGTGGAGCAGAAGTATCTCGGACCGCAGGCCGTGCGCCTGGCGAAGCGTCCATTGCCGCTAAAGGAACCGACTGATGGCGACCAACAGCCTGGGGTTTAGTTTCGTCCCGAACTTCGAGAACGCCGCCGAGCAGGCGCGGAGCCAGTCGCAGGTGCAGCCGCAGGGGGCGATCAAGACGCTGAACTTTCGGCTCCCGCGTGTGACGGGGAGCGCAACGGCGAATGCGCTATCGCCGCTGGTCACGCAGGAGCAGGCCGGATCGAACTTCGGCGGGGCGGTGCTGGAGTCGGTGCTGCGCACAGTGCTGGGGATTGATGAGGCGGGCCAGTACGCCCAGCAGGCCGCATACCCCGGCGCGTACGGCGGCGATGCGCTGCAAGGGATGACCGGGATTCCGGCGATGCCCCTGCCGCAGGCGCCGGCTGAGGGTGTGCCGCAGTTTGCGGATCCGGCACCGGCTCCAACGTATGCGCCGGGCACCACGCAGCGATCGTGGCGTGGAGGCTTCCGAGATTACGTGCAGAGTCCGTTCGGCGGTCCGACGTTCGATGAAGCCGTGATCTGGAATCAGATTCTCGGGGCTCAGGCGCGTCAGTCGGCTCCACCGCCCCCAGACGTACACGTCGAGAACACCGGGCGCGGCGGGCCGTGGAACGCCTAACGAAGCATCTGAAGGGTCCAGACGAACTTACGTAGGTCGCTGCAGTGAGTGTTCTTGATGCGCTTCGCCCCTGTGTCCAGCACGATGCGTGGCGCCGTCAATCGCAGGATGGGACCGCGATGCAATTGACCCTTCAGCGTGGCTTCGCCAGAACAGCGCTCGATGGCGACGATGTCGTATCCACCCTTGTCGTTCGGGGCTTCTGCGCCACCGAACAGAGTGAACTTCACGACGGTCTTGCCAGTGTTGTCGATGGTTCCTGTGATGTCGCCAGCACTTGTGCTGCCTTGGCTGCCGCCCCGCCACCGTCCAGTAACGGTGCCGTCCTTGATCGTCAGCGTGACGTATGTGGGCCGAAGTTTTGGGGCGGAATCCACATAGTCCATGACGCCGGCCCATTCGGATGTGACCGGAATGAGCACTTCGTTTTGCGCCCCGGCGACCGCCGGGATGAGCAGCAGCACGACGACGGCTATACGCATGAGGTCGGATTCTAGCCGATGGCCAGCCTGAAGACCACGCGGACGCGGATCGCCCAAACCCCGCAACTTCTGCGGGTCGATGACCTGTCGGGCGGGCTCGAGCTGCGCGTGTCCCCGTCGCTCCTGAAGCCGTCCCAGGCCCGCCTGCTGCGGAACTGGAGCCTGCAGGAGCCGGGCGCGCTCGTCACCTATCCGGGGTGGACGTCGTTCTCGACGACCAGCCTAGGGAATCGGCGGATTCAGGGCGGCCGGCGCGTCTACCTGGCCGAGGGTGTGCCGTTCACGCTGGCGAGCGACAACGGGTCGGTCTACAAGCCGTCCGACGCGGGTGTCTGGGGCGCGGCTGTCCTCGCTGGCCGCAGCAGCACGACGCAGCACTACTTCCCCTACGACCGGAATCTGGTGGCGGTGTTCGACGGCGTCAATCCCGCCAAGAAGACGACGGACGGCACCACGTGGACGGACATGGGGATCGACCCGCCGGCCGCGGCACCGGGGCTCTCTGCGGTCTCGGGTGGCTCGTTGATCAGCGGGAACACCTACGAGGTGTCCTACGGCTACCAGGACGACGAGCTCGGGCACACGGGGAACGAGTCCGCGACTGCGACGCAGGCGGTGTCCGGCGCGAACCTGACCATCCGCGTCAGTGTCACGGCCTCCAGCGATCCGCAGGTGGACAAGATCGTCCTCTACGTCCGCGACGTGACGGCCCGCGAGACCGTGCGCCGCAAGTACGCGGAGTACGACAACACCACGACCACGCGGGACATCACCAGCGCGACGTGGGGCAGCAACAGCGAAGCGCCGAGCGACCACGACAAGCCGGAGGCGGGCATCGTGACGGCGATCGTCTGGAAGAACCGCTGGTGGGGCTGGGTCGGCAACCGGCTCTACTTCACGCAGATTTTCGAGCCGCAGACGTGGCCGACGTTCTTCTACATCGAGATCCCCTTCGAGAAGGGCGACGACATCGCGGCCGCGGTGGCACAGGGCGACACGCTGGTGGTCTTCGGGCAGGCCAGTAAGCCGTTCGTGATCATCGGGCAGACGTCGCTCGACTTCGAGGTGCGACCGGCGCTCGGCGCGCAGGCGGGGGCACTCGGGCCGCGGGCGGTGGAGTTGATCGAGAACGGCATCATCCACGCCGCGGCCGAAGGCGTCTACATCTTCGACGGCGCGAGTGACCGCCTGCTGTCCTACAACATCGACCCGGCGTGGCGGGATCTGATGCAGCGGTCCTCGACGGCGGACCTCGAAAAGGTGGCGTGCGTGTACCACGGGTTGCGCAAGGAACTGCGCGTGGCGGTGCCGCGCCTCTACCCATGGGGCAGCGCGGGTGAACTGGTGCTCGACCTGAATCGCACGCGCACGCAGGAGATTCCCGCGTGGACCACCACGGATCGTACGGTCGGTGGCTACATCCCGTGGGATGGGTCGGAACCGACGTTGGGGAATCGCGGGCGGCTGCTGTCGTGGGGGCTGACCGTCGCCAAGCTCGCCAACGAGGCGACCGGCCACAGCGCGGACGGCGCCGATCTGGTGTGCGACGGCGAGACGAGCACGCACGCGACGGGCGGCTACGTGTCCTCGTTCACCGAGGGCGTGCTGGAGTTTCAGCCGGCGGCCGGGATCTTCAGCCTGAGCCCCATCGTGGACGGGGCTAACAAGGGATCGCAGGACATCGACATTGACGCGGGCTTGTTGCCGTATGGCACGACGACCGCGCTCTACGGCACCTCCTCACGGCTCTATGGTGGGGCCGGGCGGCTGCAGCAGCCGTTCGTCCTCCCGCTGACGGCAGAAGGGCGGACGCTCGCGTTCCGCTTCCGCTACACGGGACAGGCCGAGTTCAAGGTGTACGGCTACGCAACGGAGATGGTGCCCGAAGGGGCGCTGAGTGGCATCTGATGGCGAATTATCCAACGTCTGATCCGTCGTTCACGTCGATCGTGGACGGCGTCGACTACCCCCAGGCGGCAGACCTGAATGTCGTCTACGAGGAAGTAACGGCCATCGGGTCGGCGCTCCGGACCGGGCTGGCGCATGACCTGTTGCCCGATGCGACAGCCAACAACCGGCATCTGGGCAGCAGCGGCGCGCAGTGGGCCGAGTTGCACGTCTCCGGCGATGCCACCATCGGTGGCACGCTCACGGTCGCTGGCGGGGAGGTGGCCTTCTACGAGACAGACACGTGGACGCCCACGGACGCGAGTGGCGCGGGCCTAACCATCGTGAACAACGGCTGTCACTACGTGAAGGTCGGTCGGCTGGTCACGATTGTGCTGTATGTCTCATACCCGTCCACCGCCAGCGGAGCGAATGCGGCGATTGGTGGCCTTCCGTTCACGAGCGCGACGGGACAGTTTGCTGGTGTGACGGCGCCGTGGACCGATTCGAGCGTGGCACTCGGGCTCCATGTCGGCTCTGCGACGACGTCCATCTTGGTGTACGGCGTGCCGGGTGTCACGCAGCGGACGAATGCCCAGATGTCCACGATTTCGATTCGCGCGAGCTTTTCGTACTTGGCGGCGAGCTAGGACATGAGTGCGACTGGCTACCTCGAAACGCTCGCGAATCCGCTGCCCGTGGAGCAGCGCAAGACGCTCATCGCGATCATCCGCGAAGGCTTCGGGAAGCTGTCGTTCGGCTCGCCGGCCGCGGCGGCGGTGAAGGCGACGAACTTTGACGGGCGACTGGTGCCGGTGACGACGAGCGGGACGATCAATCAGGAAGTGGCCGTCGGCCACGGGCTCGCGCGCAAGCCGCGTCTACTGATCCCGTGCCTCGATCCGAACACGGTCAACGCGACGTTGCCGGATCAGACGATCACGCGCGCGGCCGACGCGACGTACTTCTACCTGACGAGCACGACCACCAACGCGACGTTCTGGGTCTACGCGGAGTGACGACATGGCGATAACGGGCAAGGGGCGCGCACTCGACGACTTCAACGCGCAACTGCGGGCGAACCCCGAGTATCGGGCGTTCCTGCAGTCGATGGGCGTCAATCCGGATGCGCCGATCAAGCTGACCGGCGACCAGCGGAGCAGGGCGGATCGCTGGGTGGAGGCACGCTATCCGCAGGTTGCGGGGAAGCTCCAGATTGATCCCGCGGGCAACGTGAACACCGATCACGGGCTCAGCACGGCGTGGAGCAACCCGTGGTTCCGGTATCCACTGATCGCGGGCGGTGCGCTGGCGACGGCGGGCGCGCTGGGCGCGGGGCCGCTGGCGGGCGCGCTCGGGGGCGGCAGTGGCGCGACGGCCGGCGGGGCGACCGCTGGCGGTGGACTGCTGCCCGGGATCTCCGGCGCCCAGCTGGGTGCGATGCAGACCGCGGGGATTGCCCCCGCTGCCGGTATGGGCGCAAGCGGCGGCGCGCTGGCGGCTGGGAGTGCGACGGGGTCGGTGTTCCCGCTTGCCGCTGGCACAGCCAGCGGCGGCGGCAGTGCGCTGATGAAGGGCCTGAAGAACGCTGTGCCGAACAGCGTGCAGGACATCGCCGGTCTCGCGGCACTCGCCCCGATGTTCATGGGCGGCGGTGGATCGAATCCGTTCTCGGACACCAACGTGAGCAACGAAATCTCGCAGACGCTGGCCTTGCAACGGCAGCGCATGCAGCAGGCCCAGCCGGTCTATGACGCGCTGGTCAACATGGCGTACGGCATGAGCCCGACGCGCTATCGCGGCGCGACGGCGCCTGCGGGCTCCACGGCGAACGCCGCACCGGAAGGCGCCTATCGGTATCAGGCGCCCACCTTTGGAGGCCGGTAAATGGCCCTGCTGGACTACCAGGATCACAACCAGGATCCGAACGACGAGTACGCGCGGCGCATGCCGGGCGAGACGGTCTCTCAGCCACCAGCCCCGCCGCGCTGGTCGCGTGCGCTCGAGAACATGCCGACGTGGCTGCAGGGGCAGTCGTCCGACGTGCAGACCCGCGCGAAGAGCTTCTACGACACGCACGACGATCCGAACGCCGAGATCCAGCGGCAGCTAGCACAGGTGCGCTCGCAGGCGGCCTCGCGTGGGATGCGGGTGGCCGACGATGACCTCTCCCTGCTGCCGTCGCTTTTCTCAGGGGGCGACGCCCTGGAGTCGATCTCGCGGTTCACGAACACGGCGCCACTGTTCGATGACCCCGCGTCGCGGCTGGTCGAAGACTCTGCCCTCGCGCGGTATCAGCATCTCCAGAATCCTGACGCGAATAGCGGCACGGCGCTCTTCGAGCAGTACGCGCGCGAGCTCGCGAACACGCTGCGCCAGCCAGTGTATTCCGCGCAGGACGAATCAATCATCAAGGGCAAGGCGCTCAGCACCATCTCCAGCGAGGCGGACCAGACCAAACAGCGGTGGCTCGAGGAGATGAACCGGCGCGGGATCCCGCCGTCCTCGGGGATCGCCCTCGAAGGCCTGCAGCGGATCGATCAGCACTTCGGCGGTCTTCGCACGCAGGTGGAGTCGGAGTTTGCGCGTGGGGCCATCGACCAGACACGGCAGCAGCGGTTTCAGGCGCTGGACACGCTGGCCCGGTTGTCCGGCGCCGAAGAGAGCCGTCTGCGCGAGGCCAACACCTACGCCGGGATCCCGCTGCAACTGCAGGACAACGCCTTCCAGCGCAATCTGCAGCTGATGGGAGCGAGCGGGTCGCCGCAGTCGATGCTGCAGTCGCTGATGGGGATCCAGCAGCTCGCGCAAAACGCGCAGCAGATGGACTCGCAGAGCCGCGCCGCGATGACGCAGGGGCTGATGCAGTATCTCGGCTATCTCATGGGAGGGCAGTAGGATGCCGCCGCCGCTGTCGCCGTTCATGTCGATGCTGGAGCGCGACGACCGCGCGGTGACGCCGAGCACGCCGCCGGCACTCGGTGTGCCCGCCGTGCCGACGTTCGGCGCAGCCCCCGCGCCGGCACCGACGCCCCAGTTGTCGATGCCGGCGTTCCAGACGCCGCCGTTCGTGCCGCCGACGCCGACGAGGTCGCCGCAAGCGCCCTCGTTCCTCGGCGCGGTTGCCCCGATTATTGCCGCCGCTGCTGCCGGTGGACGCGATCGGTTGGCCATCGGCACGGGACTCGCCGCGTACCTGAAGGGGCAAGACCTGAAGCGGCAGGAGATCGAATCCGCGCAGGAACGCGAGCAGCGCAAGGCGTTGGAGCGCGCGAAGTTCTATCAGTCCGTCATCCAAGGCGCGCAGCAGTACGACGACGAAGTGGCACTCGCGAATGACCTCGCCGCGATGAAGCCGCTGGCGGACTACTACGGCGTGTCACTCGACGGGATCCGCATCGCCGACAGCAGGAAGGCCGCGAAGGACCGGAAGCTGATGGACGAGGCGATTGACCGTGCCGTCCGTGAGCATGGCGCCGAGATCCTGAACCGCGATGACGTGACGCTGCAGTTGGCCGACGGCCGCAAGGTGTCGATGGCCACGGCGCGGGCGGGACGGGCCGGCGGCGTGACGGCGAAAGACGGGGCCGCGATTCCGCTGCCGATGAAGCCAACCACTCTGACGCCGAACACCCCAGAGGAGCAATTCTTAGCGCGGTTCGCAGTTGAGAAGGGCTTCAAGAGTTTCGGAGAGATGCCGACAGCGCAGCAGACGGAGGCACGCAGGGCATGGCAGAAAGCGGGTGGCGGGGGCGGCGCTACCGTCGGGTCGTTTGAGGACTACGTGCAGCGAACGTACGGCGACAGCCCGACGCCACAGCAGATCCTGCAGGCGCGCAAGGACTACAACCAGTCGGACGATCGGTCGCGGGCCGGCGGCGGCCCCACCGATTACCAGGCGTTCGGCATGGGCGAGCGGCTGGCCGGCACGTGGACGAAGGCGAGCCAGCCCGTGCGCGAGATGCGCCGGCAACTGAACATCATGCGCACCGGTCTCGATCGGTTTCGCAATGGGGACAAGAACGGCGGCTCGCAGGCGGTCCTCGTCACATTCCAGAAGATCCTCGATCCGACCTCCGTCGTTCGCGAATCGGAGTACGCCCGCACGACGGAAGGGCAGGCGCTCATGGATCGCATCCAGGGCTACACCACGCGATTGGCACAGGGCGGCACGACCTTGACCGACCGCGAGATGGCGGAGATGGTGCAGACCGCGCAGCAGTTCCTGGCTGGGTCCGAGCAGTTGATGGCGGGGACGCGGCGGCGCATTGAGGACACCGCGCGGCGATACCAACTGGATCCGGCGCTGGTCTTCGACGACGTCTTGACTGGCGCTCCGAGCGGGGCGACGGCGCCCGCTCTGCGCTACAACCCGGCGACGGGGAAAGTGGAACCGGTGCGCTGATGGCGGACAAGGTAATCGACATTCCCGGCGTTGGGCCGGTGGCGTTCCCGGACACCATGACGCCGGACGAGATCGATGCGGCGGCCGCAAAGGTGTATCGCGAGGCGCAGGCGCAGCCGGTCGGCACGTCTCAACGCGGCGTGATCGGCCGAGCGACGGATGCGGCGCGGGCACTGCCGCCGCTCCCCACGGCGGATGCTGCGCCGGAGGGCAGCGTGTTTCAGCGCATGCTCGGCAACTTCGCGCAGGCGGTGCTCCCGTCGACCACGCCCAGCGACTACTGGGAAGGGCCGCTGTATGCGCTCCGCCATCCTAGTGATGCGCTCTCGCTGCTCGGCGGGGCCATCGTGGGCGCACACACGGACCAAGCTGGTAAGACGGCGGACAGCGCGCGTCGCGTGCTCGCGGAGCCGACGTTGGGCGGCAAAGCCCTGTCCGCCGTCGAGACGATCGGTCACGGGCTCGCCACGGCTATTCCGTTCGTCGGGCCAGCCGCGGCGCAGGCAGGTGAACAGATCGCGTCCGGTGACATCGCGGGCGGCGTCGGGCGCGGGCTCGGGTTGCTGGCGCCGACGGTGACGCCGGCCGCGGTGCGTGCCGCGGCCCCTGTCCGCAACGCCGCCGCGCAGCGCCTATCCGCCAGCGCGACGGGCCAGATGGAGCGCGCGCTCGCCGCCACCACCAATGAGAACAAGGCGCGTGCGGCCCGCATCGCGCCGGAGATGACGCGTCGGCGCATCTGGGGCAGAGACCTTCAGTCCGTCGAGGCGCGTGCGGCGCTCGAATCCGACAAGGCCGGGCAGGCGGTCGGTGACGCGGTGCGCGCGGTCGCCAACAAGGAAGTCGATGTGCTGCCGCTGGTTGAACGGCTGGAAGACGCCAAGGCGCAGTTCATCGGACAGGCCACCGATGGCCGGCGCGTGGTCAACGATGCCGCGCCCGTGCAGGCGATGCAGCAGGTGCAGGACGTGCTCATGGAGTACGGCGACCGCATCACCATCGGCTCCCTGAACAAGCTGCGCCAGAACCTCGACGCCACCGTGCAGGCGGGGAAGGGGTTCACGGTCGCGGATCTCGGCACCAAGTGGAAGACGTGGGCGGCGCGTGAGGGGCGCACCGCGCTCCGCGAGGAACTGAGCAAGGCGTCACCGGACATCGACACGGTGATGGCGGAGTTCGCGTTCTGGCAGAACCTCGAGGACGTCGCTCACGCCACGAATCAGCGGCGCGTCGGGCAGAGCGGCACGTTGACGCCGACGATCGCAGCTGGCGCAGGGGCGATTGTCGGAGAGGCCGTCGCGCCGGGTGCCGGCATTGCCGGGAAGCTTGGGGGCGCCGTTATCGGCGGCCAACTCGCCGCATCCTTGCGACGGTTGCTGTCGTCACCTGGCTATCAGATGTGGAGTGCCGTGCAGAAGCAACGGCTGGCCGACGCGCTCGCATCCGGCAATCAGAGTGTGATCACCGATGCGGTCTCAAAGGGGCTGACGGCGGTCGCGGCGTTGGAGCGGCCCTCGTCGGTGTTCTCACGGATGGCGGGCGGCACCACGGCGCAGAGCGGGCCAGCGCCGGAGCCGACGTACTAGACGCCGAGGATGGAAAAGATGACGCCGGAGACGGTCAGCACGACGACGGCGAAGCCCCACACGATGACGAGCCATGCGATGGGCAGCAGGATCCACTGCGGGATGGTGCGCGGCTTGACCAGGGCGGCGGCGGCGTAGTCCTGCCAGGCAGACACGAAAAATAGGGTAGCACGACGCGGGGACGACGGGCATGAGCGACCTCACACGAGACGAGTTTCTGGCGCACATGGGGTATCTCCGCGAGGACATCGCGGGTGTCAACAACCGCTTGGATGTTCTGAACGGCCAGACGCGGAAGCACGGCGAAGAGATCGCGGTGCTCAAGGACCGTGGGGCGGATGCGCGGAAGACAGGCGGGGCATGGGGCGCCACGGCCGGCGCATTCGTTGGCGGCCTGTTCGTCGCGCTGTATCAGTTCCTTGGGGGCTCCAAGTGAGTCGTCGCCTTGACGACCTGTCGCGGTGCCAGCCGGAAGCGGCATGAGATGGGACGCACGCCGCCACCCTCGGAACCGTGGTGCCTCATTACGGCGGCGCTCTTCGGCGTACGCCGCGTGCTCAAGGTACCGGAGCGGTACGTGGCGGAGAACAAGCTGGTCGAGCACGGGTGGTCGGTCTTGATCCGTGATTCCGACATGACGCCCGCCGCGCCCGAGATGCGGACGCTACAGAGCAATCCAAGGCGCGTGACCGACCCGAACGATTTAGGAGACTGACATGCGGAACTGGAAAACAACGCTCGCGGGGATCGCCGCGCTCATCAGCGTGGTGGCAAAGGTGGCCAACGGCGGCGCGATCGACACCGCCACCGACGTCCCGGTGGTGATCACCGCGATCGGGTTGCTGGTCGCGAAAGACGGCAACGTGACCGGCGGCACCGTGCGGCAGTAGTCGATGGAGTGTCCGCACTGCCAGACACCGGGCTCGCTTGATCGCGACGGCTGGTGCTGGTGCTGCGGGAAGAAGGCCGCTGGTCGCTCGGGAAGGTGACACCGGGGAAGTGAAGTACCCGGTCCTGCTGGGGCCTGGGTGATCAGCGGCCCGTGACCGGAGTCTTAGGGGAAGGACAACGCGGATGCCGATACCGCCGACGCTACGCGGTCGCTACAGCCGGATCCAGATCGACATCGAGCGCGAGCTGCGCGAGGCTGAGGGACCCGCCACACGCCCGCGTTACACCGAGGCTGAGAAAGAGGCGATGACGCCCTGGCAGCGGCAGGAGGCGCAGGAGCGCATCATGCGCGAGTGGCTGGACAAGCGCCAGATCAAGGGCGCGGCGGCCTAGTCGATGTCGTCACGATTTCGCGTGGCGCATCTACGTTTCTGGTGACGAGGGCGGCTCCGCCGACGCTCCGAAGCGGGCTTCTGCCCGTGCAGCACGCTCTGCCCTAGCGATGAACTCGTCTCGGAAGGCGGCCAGTCTCGCCTGATGACCGGGTGAGAGGTTCCGGATCTCCCACAGGATGGTGGCGAGATACCGCATTGCTCGCGCAGTGGTGATCAGAATCAGGGCGAGTAACGCGACGATGACCCACAGTGCGGCGTTCATGGGCGCGGGCGCACTGTACCACAGCTCAGCCGGTCAGCAGGGTCTTCTCGTCCAGCGCCTGCTCACTCGCAGCGATGACCCGCGCCTTCCACTGCTGCTGACAGTGCAACTTCGTGCAGGGCTGCTCCAGCGTCCGGTAGGTGTGGGAGATCCGCTCGGGATCGCGCTCCTCACCGACGATGTGGCAGCAGACGGGGCAGCGCAGAAAGACGGTGGCGCTCATGCGAGCGCCTTGTCGTCGTCAAAGAGCGGCAGGTCAGCGTGCCTCGGAAGGGCGCGATCGAGAATGCGCAGGAATTGATCCCAGGAGTCAGACGCCTTCATAAGAGCCACGACAGATGCGAGGTGTTCGCGAAGGCGCGGATGCCCGACGTTCTCGCTCAGGCGCTGGAACAGCTTATATTTGAGACGTCCGCGCTCGTCACGAGGCGTGAGGCGATGGAGTTCCGCGCGAACCCCCGGGGCGAGTCTGGCGTACACGATGTCGTTCGTGAGCTTTCCAACCAGCGCTGGCCGTTTTTGCTGATCCTGCGGAAGCGTGGGGAACTGCCACCCGCGCAGGCGGAACAGCTCGCGGTAATAATCGGCCGGGAACGTGCTGACCCATTTGCGTAGTTCCTTGGCCACGAACTCTTCAAGAATCTTCGCAAGTGCGTCGCGAGCTCGGTCGTGCTGGTGCCCTGTGGCCTCGTCTACTAGCGCGATGATGCCGACGTGCGCGAGGCCTCGCGTGAGGATCTCGCAGGCGAGCGCGAACTTGAGCTGCGACTTGAGGAGTTTGCCCTGTTCGCGAGCCTTCAAATAGACCTCGCATACCTGAGGCAAAAGTTCGGCGCGATACCCATAGGCCGTTACGCCGGACGGGAGTCGGAAAACGATCGGCTTTGTCGAATCCGCTAACTCTTCAGAAACAAATGGCTTAAGGTTGTCGAGAGCCAGAAAAGGGGCCACCTTTTCGACATCGGATCCCCAGCCCGCTGCTGGACGTCCGGAGCGACCAATCGCACGGTAGAAGCCCCACTGCGTCAGCAGGCGGGTGCCGTCCTCGAGCACCGCGCAGGGAATCTCGGCATCGCCGATCTTCAGCACGCCCGTATGAGTGGCCCGTGGGATGCCATCGCCCCACCGCGCCAAAGCCGCTGTGCGTGCGATCTCGGCGCGCTGCTCTTTGCTCAGCTTCCTGGCGCGGGCGCGGCCACCCGCAGACGCGACTTCAGAGAGGGGAGTATTGTTCTGCATGGGCGCAAGCATAAGCATGCGCGCAAGCATCTGTCAACGGTTGAGGTGCAGGGCCAATGGGTGGTCCTGACGGACGCAGGCTCAGCAGCCAGCGAATCTGCCTTATTCCGTGTATTCGGCAGCCCCCCACGGCCCAGCCGTAGAGTACCACGCCGGAACCACAGGCGGACCCACATTCCAGATCCACAATGTTGGAAAACAGGCCTGAAATTGCCACACTGCGACACGCTCTTGGTGTGGTCCCGAAGGGCCGCAGTGCGCGGTTTTCTAAGGAATTTTCGCAGAAAGTGGTGGGGCGGATGACGGGTCTCGAAGGCGTCATCCTGTGCGCTTACCTCTTGCCCTTCAGTGGTTTGTTGCCGGGGATCGAATCGGGAACCAC